CTCCGTTTTTCCTTAAACGAAGTCGAGGTTTGTGATGAATATGAACATACAACAGATTGCTGCCATCTGTATAATCGCAGTAGTTGTATTCCAACTTTGTGTTGGAATTAACAATATTGTGAAAGTGGCCAATTTGGCCGTACAGGAGACATCCAATGCTAGTTGACATTCATGCTATTTCACTATTCAATCCTTACGATGATACAGGCTTTGAGATTATTCGGTCAGGCTCAGTGGAATCCATTGAGTCATGCCGTCTCTCTGCCGTTTTGTCGCGTAAATTGAAACCCTCTTCTGACGAGTTGCCGGCGTGCTTAACCTACACGCTCCCTACTTATTCAGTAGGTTCAGGTTCCGGGGCATTCTACCCCGGGGAATGGAAGATGTTTCCTTACAGCTTCCATCTGCTCCCAAAAGCTGAGCAGGTAACAAAATGAATCGTACACAAGTGATTGGTACTCTCTCAAATTCTCCCTATTACTACGCCTTAAACCAAACTGGCGGAGATGGGAAGTTCGAGATACTACCGAGCGGCATACGCGTTAAGTGGAATAATTACCATAAAACAGTGTATGAAGAGTTTTTAACCCCAACAACCGGTTTTGGTTTTTGGTCCATGTATGGCGATGGTGTGCCTTTAAATGCATACTCAAGCTCACGTGGTGTGGCTTTAGATTCTAAACTAGTTTCCCGGATTAAGGACCACGACTTCAACCTAGCGGTTGCTGTCGGTGAAGGCTCCCAAACCGTCAAACTAGTGACGTCAACACTCAGTACGTTTTACCGTGCTATGCGAGACTTGAAGCGTGGGAACAATGTTTCCGCAATTCGACGATTCGCATGGAACTCAGGACACCGTGCACCTACCAAACTTACCGGTAGGACCATTGCACAAAGGTGGCTTGAGTTGCAGTACGGTTGGAAGCCGCTGCTAAGTGATTGTTACGAATCGGCCAGAGCGTTTGAAAAACTCTCTAACCAGCCTCGTACAATGACATTGCGTGTTTCCAATTTTACAGAGGCACAGAAGAACATCTCTCAGGCTCCTTCTAACTATGAATTGATGCTTAATTATCATGCATCAAAATCCATAATTTATGAAATGTCTGAGAATATTTCCGTGCAGCGCAGCCTTGGTTTATCAGATCCGCTAAGTCTAGTCTGGGAGCTTCTCCCATTCTCTTTCGTAGCGGACTGGTTTATTCCAATTGGTACATACCTTGAGAACCTCAATACCATACCAAATTTAAAAGGTAGGTTTTGCACGACAGTTTACTGCCGTGCTGAGGGGTATTCAAGGTTTGTTGGCACCCCGGCGGTTTTTCCGTCGTATAATGGTGCATCTGCGCATACTAAAACTCTGTATATAGATCGTGTTATCACGAATAAAATGGCGGCAATATTACCGTCATTTAAATCACTGCCTGACGCGATGTCTCCGTTGCATATTGCCAACGGGATAGCGCTGTTACGTTCCTTTCACTAAAACTGATACATTTATCATTAGGAGGCTTTTATGCCAGCTATGACAAATCTCCTGATAAAGGATGATGCCGCGACACCTGTTGAGTACACTTTTGTTCCAGTAACCGATACACCAATCCCAATGTGGCGCACGCAAATTGCGAACGTCCCATTGGAGGGGCAAATGCGGTTGTGGATGTCATCTCAACAATTAAAAAACATGTCGTGGAAAAACACTTTGAAACTCGAAGTACCAGTGATGGAGACTCTGGGTGCAAGTGGAACAAGCGCGGGCTATGTTGCGCCACCTAAAGTGGCGTATGTAGACACTACGATTGTCACGCAATTTGCTGACCGTCGTTCAACTATTGCGGACCGCTCTAATGCTCTTAAACTGACACTTGGTGCAGTTCAAGGTGCTTCAAGCGTTACCGCAACAGGTATACTTAACCAGGCTTCGGCTGGGGCGGCTTTTTCTGCCTCTGTTTTACCAGGCCCTGCGTTATTCACCTCGCTTGTAGTCCCTAACTAGTTTTTTAATTAGTTAGGCCATCGTCGGGTTGTTGCCCGGCTCTATTATTTACCTATAGGTATATATTATGGATTACATTTCCACTTTGCCCTCTGGAATCTCCTTTTCTTTCCACTGGACAATAATCCTGAAATGCGTTGAGTTGTCCCGAAACGGGCCAATTTGTTGTCAGATGGCAGCTGATTATGAATCAGAGAACTTGCTCGGTATTCTTGAGCATAAATTCGACTATTCCTCAGTTGTATCTTTACACGACGATAGCTTCCTTGACATTTTGTACGCCAGGCAAATACAGGCCCTCTTTTCCAAAAATGAGGATCTCTCTATTCCTGGTGTCGACAAACGTCAAGCTTGCCTCGACGGATTTTTAAAGACCGAACGACATTGCATGGCTATGAACTGGAAATTCTTACATGGGATCCCCTTTACAGGGTTTGAGCCGATATTACATCGCGCACAAAGAATTATCGATTCCATTTTAGGAGAATGTCCAGAGTTTTCACAACTAGAATATGCGTTCGGGCCAGGTGTAAACACGAGTACTAAATTAGACGAAGCTAATGCTCGCATTAAGCTATCGTCAAGTCTAGAGTGTTCGACTAATCTGTTCGACCGTGTATGGGAGTTCTTAGCAGAATTCCCACTTTGGGACGCTGCGCACTTATCATTAGTGCGCGTGGCCCCCGGTCGATTCGGTATGGTCGCGAAAAGCTGGAAGATACTTAGAACTATAATCACGGAGACAATCCTCAATGGCCTAGGCCAGAAGGGGATTGGTACAAAAATCCGTGATAAGTTAAGATCTGCCGGTATAAACTTGCGTGATCAAACACGAAATCAGAAGTTAGCGTATTATGGCTCTCGCGACGGTACGTATTGTACAATCGATATCGAGAATGCGTCTAATACGATTTGTTATGGTTTGGTGTCTCTTTTGATACCTCCTGCTTGGTTTAGTCTTCTAGAATTATTTAGAACAGACGAAGTAGTTATGCCTGATAAATCAACTCATCAGCTTCAGCTTTTCTCATCCATGGGAAACGCCTATACCTTTGAGTTGGAGTCGCTTATCTTTTATGCGTTAAGTCAGGCAGTGGTAGATCATCTGCAGGTTAAAGGTGAGGTCAGCGTCTATGGGGATGATATTATCGTTCCCACCGCGGCTCACGAACTCCTAGTGCAAGTACTAAATGAGGCTGGCTTCACAGTCAACCCCACTAAGTCATTTGCCGTTGGACCCTTTCGTGAGTCGTGTGGCGCTGATTACCTGTTCGGAATGGATATCCGCCCGTTTTACCAAAAGGAGAAGGTAAGCGTGCGGACCCTCTTTTGTATGTATAATTGGTTCATGCGACGCTTTGAGTTTCAACTCGCAGCTGAAGTTCTGAACTTTATACCTAAACACGTCCGCTTATTCGGTCCCGATGGGTACGGAGATGGCCATTTGATTGGCCCCTACGAACTTAGAAGATCTCGGATAATTAAACGTGCTGGACAAGAGGGAGGTTTTTTCGATTCGTATAAACTGATCGGTAAACGTAACAAAAAAGCTTACGCCAACGACTGGGTTTATCCCGCATATAGTGTATATGTTCGTTCTGGTTCTGAATCAGAGACGAACCCTAATATTATACGTGGCACTCGTGGTTTCGAAAAAATATCCATTTACACTCTAGCTGATACCATATATGGTGTCAGACCCAACATTGATGTTGGTACACTTTTGGGGCAATCCCTTCTCTAAGGGAGATACCCCGAGACCCGGCCCTGAAATGGGCCGGTGGAGTCAG